CCGTTGCCGATGCCCATAAATTATCGTAATTATTTATATTAAACTGATATATTTGGTCGGTCTCATAAACATAAACAAGCATTCCAAGTCTTCTTCTACCTGATGAAATGTTATCCGAATTAAGAATTAATGTATCAAGTGAAAATGTTGTACCACTACCTTTAGAAAAATTAATTGGAATAGTATTTCCGCTGTATTCTATTGTTCCGTAAGTACCTGAAGGTACAGTATAATAAAGGTCCGAAACATTATAGACTTCCATAAAACCACCAACACCATATATACTAAAATGAGTTCCATATAGAGCGGTGTTAGATACTGAAGGAGTTCCTACAGTTTGAACGGGACTTACTGGATTTTTATATGGAAGTTGTGACATAGTTTATAATCCTACCCATACACCCTTAAAGGTTATGGGATATTGTGTGTTGTCTAAAAGAAACTCGGTTGATGGGAATGTTGTGTAAACTCTGTAAGTTGTTCTGTTAAAATTGTACCCAGAATATGTAAAAGTTTTAGAATATATAAACGAATCAGGATAAACATTTGTAAAAGAATGAGAATCTCCTTGACTTATCCCTATTTGTTTTTGGATATATCCTTGTGTTTGAGCAGTTGGTATCATAATCGTGTACCAAGCCTTGTCACCTAATAAGTTTTGTATTATCCCTGTAGTATAGAAATTATTTAATGTTCTTGGATTCCCAGCACCATCGAAACCTGATGAGGATGATGACACGCCCATACCAATCCAATACATCTCATTGTTAGACCAACCACTAAAATTTAAATAATGATTCATCTCAATGTTAAATGTTGTCGAGCTAGTTGAGGGTGAGGTTCCATTTGTAAAACCTTTAAAATTACTTCCAACACTATCCATATATTGTCCTATTTCAGTTGCAGCAGAAAAAGGTTCAACGATTATTAAAGCAACTTGTTGTGGTTGGGGGGTGGTGGAAGGAGTAATTGAAGGTGTTGGGGTAATTGTAGAAGTAATACTTGGTGTTGGAGTTGGGGTAGGAGATTGATAACTGGGTGTAACACTTGGAGTTACGGTATTTGAAGGTGTAATTGGTGGGGTTATACTTGGTGTTGGAGTTTGGGTGTTTGTTGGTGTCGGGGTTATACAACTAAAGGATTGGTCTTCTTGACATCCCAAAGCGTCTATAATCCTTACAATTACTGTAGGACTATATGTTAATCCTGATGGTAAATCAAAAGTTAAAGGTGGTGGGACTGTAGTTGAGCCCGAGTAAACCTGTTCACAATTTAATCCAAACCCGTCACATATATAAATTACATAAGGTGACTGACCACTAATGGTATTTATAGTAACTTGACTCATCTATACTATTAAATACTTCGGAAATAAATATCTTATGCTGATGGAGTAATTGTTGGAGTTGGGGTTGAGGTATTTGTAGGAGTTACTGAAGGGGTAATTAATCCAACACATCCATTTGGGTCTGAAGATATAATAGTTCCTGTTCCACCAGAAACAAGATACCATGCATATCCGTCGGAATAATATCCATTAGGTGCGGGCGAACTTGGTGTTGCACTAGCATCCAAGTAAATTTTCTCACCAACATTAGGAGTCGAACCTCCAGATATTGGGGCATATAGGGTTTGAGGTGAAGCCCAATAATCATCACATGCAAGAGTCTGAGTAACACCAGTTCCTAAAATATAAGTGAAGTAAGAAATAGTTGGCGTAACTGTTCTAGTTGGAGTTACAGTATTAGTTGGTGTAACTGTTCTAGTTGGAGTTACTGATGGTGTGGTCGACTTTGTAGGAGTAATTGTTGGAGTGATTGTAGGCGTATTAGTAGGTGTAACTGTAACAGTAGCCGAAGGTGTTGGGGTTATTGTAGGTGTAGGAGTATTTGTTGGGGTTGGGCATAATCCAAAACTTCCAATAACATTTCCTCCAGTATCTAATTCGCACACAACTCCATTTAATGAATAATATCCCGACATTACAATAGTAACTGCTCCGTAATTGTTATTATAAAACTCGGTATTAGTATCAAACATTGATTCAGTACCATAAATAATCGTTGTTCCTGTTCCAAAACACGCATCATTTTCAGTTAATCCAGAAATCACATCGAATGAATATCTTGCAGTCGTAGGCGTTATTGTTGGCGTAATACTAGGTGTTACAGTCGTTGTTACGCTAGGTGTTATTGTTGGTGAAGGCGTAATACATATAACATTATTTACAGACGTACAATTAATTTTAAAATCTATAATTATTGTAAAACTAATCGTTTCATCTCTATATCCTCCAGACCCTGATGAAACAATACTAATAGCATTAGTATCGGCATCAACAATACAACTAACAATGTCCGGTATAGTTAAAACAGCACTTTGAATTGTGTCCGCAAAATACCCTAAATCAGGGATATCATTAAAAGACTGAGTAAAGTAAAACGGAAATTGGTAGTCTGTTCCAGCAATATTAATTTTAAATGAAAAAGTCGCACTACTTAAAGAACAATTTGTTGCATTTGTAACTAATGATGTATACCCTGAGTACATCATATTCTTTAATGTGAATTTAGTCGACTGTATATTATTTACAGTCCCTTCTTTAAATTTAACAGTGTAATTTGAAGCACTTAGAGGATTACAAGACACCGTTGTAGATGTTGATTGAACGCATCCTTCATTGTTGGATATAGTAAGTGTGTAAGTACCGGCAGTTAATCCTGTTACAAAAATTCCTGTTTGACCATTAACATTTTCACTCCAAGTAAAATTAAAAGGTCCATCCGCATCTTTTATTAAAGCGGTAATAGTTCCAGAACTACCATCATTACAACTTGTTGGATAAAGAAGTACCGATACTAATTCAGAGGGTTGGACATAAAAACTTTCTGTTCTATTACAACTAAATTGGTCTGTAACTGAAAGTGTATAAAATCCTGATGGTAATGATGAAAAAGTATAACTAGTTGTAGTTGTTTGGGTAGAAGTTAACCCATTAGATAATGAATATGTAAATTGTAGGTCGTCTCTTGATGGGTTTGAGGTTGATACTGTAATTGTCCCGTCATTTCCACCACAATGTGTTGAGGTTGCCGAAGTAGTAATATCAAAATTATATAAATTATCAATTACAATACTTTCATTGTAAGTACAAGCACTTTTACTATCTCTAATTGAAAGATAATAATTACCAGGACTTAAAGAACCAAAACTAGTAGAATTTATAAGTGAATTTTGATTAATTGTTACACTATTATCACCAGATAAACTATAAAAATATGGAGGAGTACCTCCCTCTAAATTTGCACTTACACTACCTAATAAGTTACAATTAGCATTGGTTTTATATGTGTTTAAAACAGTGAAAGTGTTAGGTGAAAGTAAAGTCGCTTTAGCTGTTGTAGTACAAATTGCCGAATCAGTAACATTTAAAGTATAGTTCCCTGAACTAAGTCCAGTGAAGGTAACTTGATTAGATAATATTATTTGATAATCACCATTACTTAAAAGATAATAGTATGGAGCCGCTCCACCTGAAAAACTAAAAGTTAATGCCCCGTCACCATTAAAACATGAAGGGCTTTGCGCTACATAATTAATTAATCCTAATTGTGGCGATGGGTTAACAACGGTATTAACTGTCTTTTGACAACCTGAGGCATCTGTTATAGTAACACCATAACTTCCAGAGGTTAATCCTGTAACACTTAAAGTTGTTGAGCTCGTTGTTACATTATATGTTGACGGAATATTTCTAGTCCATTGATAAGTGTATGGTGGTACACCTGTCATTCCTGTTACATGTATCTGGCCTCTTCCAACTTGGCAAAATGGGCTGTCGACGGTGTATAAACCAAAATCAAAAGTTAAACTATCTCTAACTAAAACTAACTCACTTGTTCCAACACATCCGCCAGAATCTTCCAATGTTGAATAGTAAAAATTAGGAAATAAACTAGAAAATGCAAAAGTAGAATTTGTAGTGGTTGCACTTTTTACAAAATTATTGTTAATGTCGTATAATCTAAATATACTACTCCCATAAACTTGTGGACTACTAAACAGTATTGAGCCATTAGATTGTCCACAATTACAGTCGGTGACAGTATTAACATTTATAGTGCTTGAGGTCGTTACAAAAAAATTGATACTTTGTTCCCCTGGAGGATTATCAGTATCAGTTAATGTAAAACTATAAGTACCACCACTTAATCCATTAACTAAGTAAGGACTTTGGGTTAAAGTTTGAGACGAAAATGTTAATCCTGAAATAGGGTTAGTCCATGTTATATAAACAGGTGGTGAAGTTGCGGTAAAACTTAAAGAAATGGCACCTGCCGAAGTATTACCACAATCTCCAGTTAATATATAACTATAATTAATTAAACCCATCTATTAAAGACAACCAAATTGAACGTTTATAAATTGTAAATTAAATTCCACGGATTGTACCTGAATACAATCTTGTGATTGCAATGTTAGTATATTTTTTTCATAGTTAGCTGTTACACTAATATTTGTAAATTCATCCATTAAAAATCCAACTCCCTGTAATATAAATTCATTCCAAGCATCGCTTTTAATAATATAGTTAGAACCTTCATAAACTGAAGGATTACTATATTGCAATGTGTATGTTTGTGAATTTTTTACTATTACTAATTCAAAACCATATTGTAATGACTTTACAAATGGTACAGTATTACCACAATCAACCTCATTCAAAATAGCCCCTATCTGAAACTGTATTTCGTTTGAACTATATGCTAAATTAACAGTTACATCGGTTGTGTTACAATCATTTGAAGCAAAACCTCCAAATACTTGTGGTCCGGCAACATTAAAATCTGTTGGTAGACATCCTCTTTGCATTCTGTAAACAAATTTTTGTCTGTGGAATATTGAATTTTCTATCCTAGTACCTGTGTTCCAAATAGTACTCGCAGGTATAAATTGCTCAACTAGTCTAATCCAAAAATCACCAATACCATTAATGTATTTGGTCATTGCTGAATATGAAAAATTATTATTTTCAATCCCGACATCATTAAACATTGTAAGATATTTGTAATATATGTTTTGTAAAGTTGGGTACCCTCCTGTCTTACCATCAGAAGAATTTTGTCTATGTCTTACATTTATCATGTTTCTCCAAAAAGTTTCTTTGAATTCAAAGAAATCTTTTATTTGTGGTTTTGGATTAATTACAGTTGAGTCATAATTCTCAAAAATAAAAGGATTCTCTGTTTCAGGTAATTTTGTAATACCACTATAAGGAATAGGATAATTTTGTGTATTGGACATATACCAAACATCATAAGCAAGTGCTTGAGCCGGATTTAAAAATAAATCCACATTTTTTACATTTAGTAATAATCTATCATCCGCAACTTGATAATAAGCATCAAAGTTGCCTGAAGAATTTTTCCTTAAAAATTCCCCGTCAACCCAAGATTTTTTATTATCAATTGTTTTTTGTAATTCAAACCCATCACCTAGATAAGGAAAATATCTAAATCTATCTAAATATTTTTCACCATAACTAAAAGGTTCAAGTGAAGTTTGGACGGTTGGACTATCTCCAGTGAACACACTTCCATTTGAATCTATCACCTCGGGACTTCTGTGTTGTGGCGTCGATTCAAACCAACCTGAGCCTTTTTGAAAATAGAAACTATCATTATCTTGTGGGACTTTTGGATATCCTTCGTCATCAATTGGATAATCCTCTCTTGTTAAACTAACATCAACTATTGTAGTTGATGATGTGAAAGCAGTATATGGGGCCCCATTAAATCTATATGTATTATTTGGGTCAAGGACAGACAAAGAACTTGTAAAAGTTCCACCTGTAATTGTGGTGTATAAAGCATTAAAGTTAGTTATAGGATATTTTCCTCCAGCCAAGTAAACATGTTCATTAAATTCAACAAGAGCCTCAGGAGCTCCTATATTATTCATTAGAAACTCTATAGCCCTTCTTGTTCCTTTTGATTTAAATAGATATGCGGAATTTAATATTAAATTCCTATAATATTGATAATTCAATTCATCAGTAGAAACTCCGTTTGAAAGTCCTGGAAAATTACTAGAGTTTTGTTGATATAGTGTTGATAAAAATCCGTCTGTTTGTACTGGAGATATGTTTGTCTTCCACCCTAAAGTTTCCGCAACATTTGTTAATAATTTTGATGGGACATCGTCACCAACATTATAATTAATTGAAACCATGTGGGAAATTGAGTCAGCATATTTTTTACTTTCATCAAAACTTCTCCCATATATCTTTAATGTTTTATTAACTTTACCGTCAATTGTGTCAAATTCTTTTAATGATTCGGTAGTATAAAATCTAGACAATAAATCAGTTTGATTTACATCATAGCTCTGACCTATTTCATCCAAATTTTGGAGGTACTTTGTAAATGCCGGTGTTTTAATATCAATGTTCCATGAACCATCGAGTGGCCAAGTTACTGTTTGGTATTTAATAAAGTCATTACCGTCAGATTCTGTATTAACTTGGAATTCAGATGTGTAAATTGGGTATGAAGTCCTATTAAGTAATAATTCTTCAATCTCGTCAAGCTCTAAATTAAAAATTTCATTAACTGTAAAATCATTTGGTCTAATTACTAGTAACTGTCTTGTACTGGTGGCTCCGCTAAATGGATTTCCTTTAACTAATATTGATAGGGTTCCGGCGGTTACTGAAGTAGTACCTGTCATATCTACCACACTAAAGCTACCATTTGGTGTTTCTAATATATAACTTGTATAATATGATGTAAAATTTCTATATTTAGATACTTCGAATTCTAAAGAGGATAAATTAATTGATGCCCTTATTGAAAAATCGACTGAGAACGGATTTTTAACTGTTGAGGTATCTAACTGTAAAAAAGTAAAATCTTCAGAAGAATCATAACTAATATTAAATGCAGTGTTACCTGTAGTATAATCAAGTCTGATTTGGGATGATTCTATAGCCGCAGGAAAGTGGTTTATAATATTTAAAACAGCCGCCGAAAATCTTTTAGTTAAAGGTCCATAAGCAACAAAATTTAAAACATTTGTTTCATCAAAATTAGGAAATATTCTAAAGTTAACTTCACTAATTACTTGTGCTTGTACAGTTGATAATATACTTAAATTATCTAAAGTATAAGGTTGTGAAAATTTTCCAGTATCAAAAAATCTATTACTTTTTTCAGATATAGATGTTGTTAATTGGAAATTACCTTGCGTAAGTCCTCCCCCTTGGACTACTTGTAATCCAACTATATTATCAAAAATACTACTTTCAGATAATCGTTTCTGAGGAGGACAAGTATATGACATCTTACTGTATTGTTATTATGTTTTGGAAATTTTTACTGAAATCAATGTTATTAATCCTATCTTGTCTAACTTCATACAATAATTCATTAAATTGGTCGCGTATAACATAAAGGTTATATTGTCTATAAATATTGTTATTTGAGTCATATAAAGTGTAAATACCATCTTCAATTGATTTGGTCTGATTACCATAAAGAGCAATAGCCAAAGTAGATGCATCATGTTCAACTATTTCAACTTCAACTACCGTTGGATTAAAGAAAGTATTAGTGACGATTATATTTTGATTTGGGTTACCAATAAATGGCGTCGCATTTGGTTTTGTGGTTGGTGATGATGAAGGTGTTAAAGTTAAAAACATCAAATTAGTGGTACCTTCTGAGTATCTGTATCTTACGGCTTTTTGTAATGTATTGGTTAAGTTTTGGGTAACAGGTTCACAATAGAATGATGATGTAACTATTCTATAGAAATTAGGAATTTTAGTTCCATCGTCATTTAGGTATTCTATTCTAAATCCTACAAGTCCTTGGTTTATAAATTTGTTTCTATAATTTGAGGGAACATCTTGTAAATTAATAATAATTCCTTTGATATTTGGGGATGATGATAAAACACCACAATCATTAATTCTAGTTCTAATTTGTGAAGGTCTAAAATATAGTGTATAGATTCCAAGAGCATTGAATTGGTCCGCAGGTAATGTTAAATTATATAATCCACCTAATAATTCAGTATCGCCACCACCTATATTAGTATTACTATAATAAGGTCTTAAATATTGTTGTGAGTCTAATCTTGTTAAACTAAAATCCGAGCTTTGGTCTCTTGACGGCACATAATGTAATATTATGTCCACATCTTCTGGACTTACATCTGCCGGTCTAACTATTCCATAATTTCCTGTTGCCACACTTTTTCTTTTTAAAATTTATTAAATATCATTATAATTTCTAACATCAAAAAACTTATAACCATAAGTTCTAAGCGAACCCGTATTATTAACTTCACCAATTCTCCTGAAATTCTCCATTCCTGATATTTTTCCTCTTTCAATAAATACATTTGATTGGATTATTGGCTGCTCAATTACATTCATTAGATATTCCATTTTAGTAATTGTTGTTGCAGTTAAATTAACCTCTGAAAATCCATAAGATTGTACAACAAATACACTAGTTCCAGCCGAAAAATCGATGTAACTTTGGTTATTAATTGTATAAGCCGTATACTCAGGACTTTGGGAAGTCACCACTCCTGTAGTCCCATCAGGTAAATTGATTACTAAATCATTAACATATGGATTTATTCCATAAACTTTTAGTTCTTCAAGTCTAGACTGAGTAAACCCGGAGATAATATATGGTACTTCTACAAAATTCCAACTAGATTGGGCCTCAATAGTATTCAATGCATCAAAATAATTTATAAAGTTTTGAGATTTTGGACTGCTATCCCATGAGCCATTATTAGTTAAAAATCTTACTTCCCCATAAGGATTTTCTATTTCTACTGTAAGATTCGTACCCAGTGCAGGAGTAGGGGTAGGTGTTGAGTTCACACCTATTGTTGGTGTTACGGTAATAGTAGGGGTTGTTACGATTGTAGGTGTGACTGTTGGGGTAACACCAATGTCAACAGTTGGTGTTGGTGGTAAAAAAGGTGGTTCACATCCGGTAGAGCTTACCAATGCATATCTTGGTCCTCCGGGTTCAAATAACACTCTAGCTCTCAAAACTTGACCAGGTGAAAACATCCATTTACATCTATTACTTGAGTAGTCCATAAAATTCATAGTCATCTCAACAGGATTACCAGGACATGATGAATAATGCGGATACACGGGGCAACCTGAATTTGGACCGTCATGGGTTGGGGTGTCATCAACATCATCACTTTCACAGTTTCCGTTTCCTGTTCCCCAAATATGTTTTAAGTTCAACCAATGGCCGACTTCATGTGTCCCAACTCTTCCGACGCCAATAGAATAATTTAGTCCAGGATTTTCCATACTTCCGATAGTTTCATAATCTAAAACAACTCCATCAGTAGCAGCCGGACCCCCTGGTCCTGGTGCAAATCCAGCATAATTATTAATGTCACATACCCAAATATTTAAATATTTGTCCCTCGGCCATGCATTAACCCCTCCCAATGATTCAAATTGTACTCCATTACCCATAAAGAATTGAGGTACATTTGTAAATTTTCTAGTTATACCATTAGTTGGTCTACCATCAGGGTCTTGAGTAGCTAAACAAAATTGAATATTCATATTTCCAACTGGTTGGAATATATCGGGTGTATCCACGATTTGTGGTCCTGATGCGGAAAAATCAATATTTAATTGGTCGATTTGAGCATAAATTAAATCATCACTTATATTCTGAATATTTTGACTATAAACAATGTGAAAAACTACAGGAATTGTAATTGTTGTAAATGAGGTAGCTCTTCCTCTATTTTGAATAGCATTTCTAGTAAACTTTTCAATATTAATTACCTCTTCCTTTGTATTTTGATTTTGTATAAGTGAGTCTTGGTATTCTTGATATCCACACGCTAATCCATCTCCTGTTGGGTCAGCCTGTAGAGCCCTACTTATAGGTCCTATCTGTCTTTGTAAAATACTATCAATTGTTTGCGCCGCAGAATACGGCACATTCACTGTTTTTGTAATAACATAATCCCCTAAAGATGTTGTACCATAAAAAGTTATGGTATAACTTTTCACATCGGTCAAAGTCGGATATGTATGAGATACCGATTCAGGAATAAAAACTGTAACTTCTTGGATTGGTGTACCGTCACCCCAGTCTATTCTATATGTCGATTCTTGTAAATAAGTTTTTTTGTTATCTGATGTATTATATATTGTAATCTCATTTGAGTTAGTGAATACAAAAGTAAAATTAACTTCGTCGTTGAATTGTGATATTTCTCCGTCCCATGCGGAATAATATCCTATATCTTCGTAGTTTTGTTCTAATAAAATTGGTATTGATAAATCAATTAATTGTGATGTATTTGGTTGAGTTATTAATAGTTCAACTATACTGCCAACAGGGATAGTTATACCATCACCGACCAATTCCAAAAACAAATAAAAGAAAGTTGTCGCTTCTTGAGTTGGTTGTGTCGTTATGTAATTTACTCTATTTCCATCTTCTGTAATAAAAGTAACAGTTGACCCTGTTTTTAATTTACTAAAATAAAAAGACCAATCATATCCAGTTGACCCGCTTTTATTAATCCAAATTATTGGGGTTTGCCCTTCAATTGGTTCAAACCCAATAGAAATTAAATTACCTGCAGATTCCGGTTGAGCAATATTCCAAGTACCCAAGTTAACAGTACCTGAACTTAAAACATAAGATAACCCACTATAATAACCAAAAGTATTTCCGCTATAAGTTTGAGTTGTAAGTTCGTTCCTTAAAACCTCAGGTGATATTTTAATTTTAAAAGTTTCCATTATCCGATAGGGGGGTTAATATATTCGGCCCAAGTTATTTCATCAGTAGGATTATCTGTTTGCGTACTTATAATTTGATAAGTTTTTGCATTGTAATCCAAATTAACAACATAATAAAAATCTTTATTAGGTATTCTATATAAATTTGAATAACTTGTTTGGGGTTCATTTATAAATTTTATATATTGTCCTGTTGCTGCATTGAAAAACTTAGCGGTCATATAGAAAGTAGTGATGTTAGTCACTGTCTCATCTTCAAACCAATGAAGGTAGAATCCTTCTTTATTTCCAGTGTGGTCTAATATTATTGTAGGAGTAACAAGTGGTCTAGATGTTGACTCCTCCGTTGGCAACCCTGTGTCACATATACATGGTCCTATTTCAGAAATAGAGTATCTGCTAGAACTACTAGGAAAATCAACCGTTATATAGTAATAGATATAAAGTAATCCATCCCTATCTAAATCCAAATATCTAAACTCAGCCTGTGTTCCAATTTTCACACAAATTCTTCTTGTAGGATTTTGACCAGGTACACCAGGAGAAACATTAAGTATTTTTTCTGTATTACAACAATCTGTATAAGTTAATCTTCCACTCACAGAAAATGTAAAAAAATACTCAAAACATGTTGATTCATTAATACTAGTACTCATCCTTGTTGGAAGAATTACTGTTAAATAATTTCTTTGGGTTTTTGGGTCCATTGAATTATAAAAATCCAATTTAAAGAAGGATTTATTAAATGCCTCTGAAGCATATCTAACTTGTCCGTCAGTAAATTTGGATAGATAGCTATTTTCCCAAGGACCTTCAATTGATGGTGAAAAATTAAATCTATAAGTTAACCTGCTAAATCCTTGTCCTGTAGCGTCATGTGAAAATCTTGAAAGTTCGTAATTAATTGGTTGCCCTATAGCTTGTTCAATTATATTTTCTTGTTCTTCCAAAATTGAGGACTCTCTATCTAAAAAATCCCAATTCATCCCAATTGGAACTACAATCCCTTTAGTTAAATCACTGTCGAGTATTTTAATTCTATTCACATCCATCTATTGTGGGGTCTTCAACTGTTATTGTGTTTATTGAAATATTAGTTCCCTCGGGTATTATTCTAAATATAAAATTCTGATAAGGATAATGTCTCCCATTCATAAATGGAAAATCAGTTCCGTTTCCATCCGAGTCAATAAATCCGTATGGATATAAATCTCTCCAATAAAATGTATTATTATAATTAGAGTAAAAAGCATAATCTGGTATACCATCAGTAGTTTCTTTTGAGCCTTCCTCTACATAATCTGAAAAATCTTTTATTTTTATACCAAAAAAAGGTTTATAATAGTATCCCAATGGATTATTTATACTAGTTCCAATATTAAAAACTTCAGGATTAAAAACAAATTTATGATAACAATCTGATAATACAGTTTCTATTTGTGTTATTTCATTCCACTCACAAAGGTCACCATTAATATATTGACCAGGATTTAAATTTCTATTCCTATAAAATGTCCTACCATTAGTATTAAAGGCATCCGAAGGTATTGTTGTGTTCGAGTAAATATTAGACCTTTCCCACCAAGATGTTGTAACATTTGAAATATTGAATTCCCACCCTTCTTTTAATCCGTTATTTTGTGTCGTTTCAGGATTAAAATACCCAAAAAATCCTCTGTTAACTATTGTAAAAAATAACTCAGTAAGTGGTCTATTTAAATTATCTCTTAATCCATTAATATTTACAGTATTGTTAAATGATACATTATAAGATTGTGAATCTTCTTTTACAGATATTCTTGATTTCTGATTTGGCGTCAAATCGGCACTTTCCCATTTTTTAGTAGTTCTAAATGCATTTTGTTCAAATCCTGAATTTGTTATTATAGCATCTGTATATGTTGTTAAAATTCTATGTCTTCTAACATAATACCTAGATTGGGACTCGCTTGGGTTGTCAATGTCTATAACCCTGAAAAATAATCCAGTTTTTGATTCAAAAAACGATGTTGATGTTTCATAAAAATTAATATCCAAAACATTAAATATAGTTTCTTCTGAACCATAAAATCCGTTACCTAAACTATACACCTCAAATCTATTTCTATCTGTTTGCACCACAGATGCCGCATTAACAACTGTAACACTTGGTAAATAAACATATTCACCAACTTGTAAATTATGTTTGAATGGGCAAGTAAACTGCCAAAAAGTTTTGCCATCAACATTTATTTTATTCATGATAAATGGTATTCCATTTATTGGCTGCCATGTTATTGTTTGCCCATCACCGAATTGATATTGTAGTGTTTTTATACTGTTACTTTCAGCCGGATAACTTAAATGAATAAACCAATTATAGTAAGACGCAAGTTGAGCCTGTCCATTTATATGTCTACTTAATCCAGTAGTGTATCCATCAACATTTAAATCAGTTCTTATAAAATTAAATTCATTATATTGAGGTAATCCTCCCCATGGTATAGGGATATCATCGTTCTGAACTTGTAGTCTTTTATATTGTTCAGCGTTAATATAATATAAATTATTATTAAATGGACTATAAGGACTATCAGGTGTTTGAGTAACCCCTGAAAAAGAATTATTAAATATCAATTGAAATTTACAGAATGGTAAGAACAAAGTTGATTTTTGTCTTTCATCGTCATAAACTTGAGCCAAATTTATACTAACAGTTCTATTATACTCGTCCAATTCTTTAAGTTTACCACTTAAAGGCACTGAAAGTTGTATTGATTTCTCAGGCGCCTGTTTGTATCTCAGACTACCTTTAACAAATTCTATTTTACCTAAATCACTCATATACTATATTTGTATCAACATATTTCTGTATAAATAGGTCCATTGCTGTTCCTCCTTGAACTAATCCAAAATAAAAATGGAATGGGGCGCCAAAAGTATATCTATTATTAGTACTTTGTGGTGCTTGGAAAGTCGGTACTCTTATCGGATACCCATTAGAATCAACCACAGGATTTCCACTAGAATCTAATAGAATTTCATAATTAATTAGATACCCTTTATAATAAAAAGTATCATTTCCATCTGGTCTAAAATATTCAGAACTAGGATTTAATCTATCTAAAGTTTGATATCTATGATTAAAGAACCCATTGGGAAATGTTTGACTATTGGTATATTCATTAGAGTCAAATTCAGTAATAAAATTATTTGACTGATATCCAAATACGCTTTCCTCTTCAGCTCTATCATGGAAAACATTCCATTGGTAAAAAGGTACAACCTGACTTTTAGTTCCAATGTCTGTAAAATCAGAATCTACTATTGCTCCAAATTCAGCATGTTCATCCCATATTGTTCTTCTTGGTGTTATATAATCCCTTAGTTGATTATCCCCACTCATGTATATGGCGAATACTGGTTTGTTAGAGCGAGTTATTCTTTGAACTCCTCCTCGGCTAAATCCTAAAATAAACGGTTGCCCAGGTATACCCTCATCCCTACCAAAAAATATGTCATTATTTGTATAAGTTTCAGGAGAATATTCATTAACTCCAAACTCAGAATTTATGGATATCATCTGAGCATAATCAGCATCGATTAATCCAGGTAATAAATTTAACGCATATACTTCTCCATTTTTCCATCTTGTATTTGAGAACATGGCACCAATAGATGGGTCATCAGAGCCTTCCTCATTACCTCCCTCATCTACGGGTAATGGTATTAATAATTGTAAAAAACTAGCATCTATAAGACGGCTTAATACAAATAGATTCAATAAGTCAGTTGTATCTTGATAGGTTGTACTAGGTATTCTATCTACAATGTATCCATCATATTCATCAGAATATACTAGTTCTTGTATAAAAGAATTTTTTGGACCCATATCCATAATAGTTGTTGGGTATAATAAATTTCTTTTATTTCCTCTATCATCATTTTCTGACATGGGTCTTCCAACAAAATCACTGCCATTCCATGGACTACTTCGATAATAATAATTGTTCAAAGGATTATGGAAGTATATTACATCCCTACAAAATCTTCTAATTGGTTGATTTTGGTCATCAAATATTGTTTGATTTTGAAAAGGGAACGCATATAATGTTCCGTTTATCCAGTTGTTTGAAAACGTATGTGAGAAGATTTCAAAACATTGTGCAAAAGTTAATTTTAGTCTTTGAATCCACTCAACTACGGAAGCAATGTCCCAATAAAATTTACCATCTGGGTCACCAGGTATTGAGTGTGGGAATAGGGATGCTAGTGGTTTTGAAACAAAATTATAACATCCTCTATTTCTTCTAAACCAAATCCAATCTGCTCCAACATCAGCATCCTGTATACTATATCCTCTACCACCTGGTTCGTAAATCATTGGATTATTTTCAGAATCAGTATAATAACTATTTAAATCAACTGCATAATAACACTCACTAAGAGACCTGGCTACATTTGCCAATGGACTATCTTCTTCACCAAATAAATCACTATAAGTTACATCATTAATAGGGGGTGTGTCTATTTCACCTCCACCTAGTTGTTCAAAAGTACATCCGCTGGCCACCCTGTAAATTGAGAACCCATTGTTTTGATGTAACAAATATCCATTTCCATTGTTATCGGTTTGAGGTGTATCTGAGCTAGGTAATCTATCGGTTCTAAATACATTCCTATAAGGATTATTAATCTCAATAGTGTGATTTGGATTAACATACCAATATCTTCTCGCCTCTTCAATTGAGCCAAAAAATTGTTGGAATCCTGGAGAGGGGTCAGTATTTGGGAATACTGCATAAACTGGAGAAATATACTGAGTGTCAATTATATCAATGTATCTAGTATGATTACCTCCATTTAAACTGGTGCAGTCAGTACAATTTCCTCCTCCTCCAGCCCATTCTGGGTCATTGTTATCATTGAAGATTCCGGTTCCTTGGGGGTCGCTATAAACACAATCAACAGTACCACCATATAAATTTTGTGAGTAGTCTCTAGCGAGAGTAAACTGACCTCCCATTGCCGAACCACCTTCTACATATTCTTCACCCCAATATGAACCAACCTCATTTAAATTTGCAGCATAGTAATAATCATGATAAACATGTAGTTTGTCTCTCATTTCTACCCTATATCTACAACATCCCGCACACTCTCTGTCTTGGTTAGTCTCATTGCAATCACATCCATTTGTATTATCTGTTGAAATCGCAACTGATGGTTCGTTACCACAAGTTATTGGCATGTTTGTACCTTGTCTGTAACTAAAAGAACATGGAATTCTAAATCCGTCAGAACCTCCCACGCCTGCAGGTACTTTTGGTACTATTACTTGTGTATAAACATTTCTAATAGGCCCATCACCATAAAGACCTTTTATACCGGTCGGATTTGAAAAACTATTAGATGGAGTAATTAGGTTGTTTAAGCTTCCAAATCCTCCGGTATATGTTCTCCATCTATGTCCTTCCTCTGATGAAAAGTATGTAGTATCTTCATCTAATGCCGAATAATATGTCGGCATTGTAGTTGTGAATCCTGTAAATTGGTCTGACTCATATTTAAAAAACTGACTTGGAAAAAATATTGTACCTCTATTTGTTAAATCAGAATTATTCTGTATTTCATTATGTTTTGGTAATTTTAATCCAAATGTATTTTCAGTAACCCAAGGTAATTCGTCAACATAATAAGTTATTTCATTGAAAATTGAAACATTTCTAACTTCAAGAATATATTCATTTCCGGCTTCTAATTGGATATTTATATTCTGACTATATATAAGTACTTCAGTACTTACTTGGGTCGCATCTTGCCATACAATACTATTATTAGTTATATTTCTAATTATAATACCTAATCCATTGGCATTATTAATTTGACTAGAATATCTTAAAAATACTCTAACTAAATATTCTGATGTCTCAGGTGCGGTCAATACCCCATTATCGAAGATATTACTATCATCTAAGTAAACAGTCTGTGACTTTTCTAAAGGTTCAAGAGCATTGATTGTTCCAGTTTGTACAAAATTGTTTTGTAAAGTTGCCGCAAATTGATATTCAGTATTAACATTTGGCTGGCCATTCAAAAAATAATTTCTTATTATACCTATCATCAGCCACCCACTGGAATTATTAATATTAGTACCATTAATACCATCTCCTCCAGGTAATATTGGTTGATTTGGTTTAAATCTTCCTTGTACTATACATTCACCAGTAATATCATATGAAGGCCCAAGCACCCCTCCTAAGTCAAGTGTTGGTGGTGTTGAGTAAGCGGTATTTAATCCAAAATATCTTCTTAAATCATATCTAATTTCAATATCAGGTCCATTAGGGTCAACTCCTCTTTGTAAAAAGATAATTCTTAGATTAGGGTCAGGTCTATCAAAAAAAGGTATTGGCTCAACATCCGGACTTGGTGTAAATGACCTAACAATATCGTAATTTCCAACAGGATGGGTTGTTGTGCTAAAACAAGCATCAAAACAAGTTTGTTCGTTTGGATTAACTTGGTAGGTTCTAAAAACTCCCACACCGTTACCGAAACCAACATATTGATTTACTGGTGGGTCACCAGGTGAAGGAGGGTTAGTATAATCATATGATGATTTGTATGAGGCAACATCTGACCTTAAAAATCTCCATGGTAATGAAAATCTTCTATCACTATTAGGAATTGGTGGTGCTGTATTTGTATAATAATAGTATTCTCCATAGTTCATTTCTTTAATCACTTGGAAATACTCAATGTCCATCGGATAGCACGACCTTTCCAAATCACCATCCGATGGTTGTAATTGACTTATTAATACTCCACCAGGTCCAACTCCAACTACACCCCCACTATTTGGGTAAGCACCAGACATATCATAACTTGTTGTTTTTAGCGGAGCGTCAGGTTGTGAAGTATTTGGATTAGCATAATTAACAACTGCAGTGGCCGGGTAAACCTTTCTACCTAACGCAACATTAACATTAGGGTCTAGAGAATCATTAGGATTTTGGAATGTTAGGATATCCCCCCTTGTAAATCCTGTGGTATCAACAAGTAAAACTATTAAGTTATCAAAGTGAAATTTGATATCTGGGTCATTTTCATCAGGATTCCAGGTTACTTTGGCCTGATTCCACCCAGTATTTCCTGGACTAATACTTCTAAAAATCCTTCGCTCTTCAGTATCTGACCCTTCATTTATTGTTAAATTGTCAAAATATTTAGCCTTGGTATTAAACAAATTTAACCTTTCAGGGAAAGTTAATTGTGTTGTAAATACAGTTGTATTAACTCCATCTATATTACCTCTCCATAATGGAAGTTTTCTTGTTCTGTAATCGTTTGCTCCATTGCCTGCCATCATTACCCCAACAGCATCAGCATATTGTAAATCATTATTTATATAATATGGGCTTTTACCTCCATATGCATTTCCATTTACTAATACACTGTAGGAAGAAATTAAAGCAATATCGGCCAAATAAGATACATTAACAGAATCAATTTGTTCTTGATTCACTACTAAATCATACAATACCTGATTATTTGCCTCATCTAATTCTTGGTCTTCAACTTTACACCTACACCTTTCACAACCGTCCTCAGTATAAAGAAACAATGGTACTGCAATATTTTTAAAAGGATTTCGTAATAGTTCACCTATAGGTTGTGGTTCATTACATGGTTTATCTCTTAAATTTATTTTATCAAGTAATTTACATATACCATATATTAATTGTTGTATACCCCATATTAAAATAAGAACTGCCGCAAAAACAGGCCAAAGAAATGCTAATACATGGAGAAATATCACAATCATGGTCATAACAGGCTTAAAAAGTGTCAGTATAAAATTAATTGCAATGAAAAGAAAATCATACCTGTAATAAACATCATTAGTTGGAAATGTGTTAAATTGACCCTCACATTTATTGTCTGTGACATGCTTAATTTGAATTGATTTTTGTGGAAAATATCTATTTGAATATCTATCAATTAATTGTGACACAGTGTATACCTTATTATATTGAAATTCATAGAATCTATCTTCACAATTAACAGCCTCTTGAACCATATCGGGTGTCCCGTAGTCTGACCAGCTAACACTAAAAGCATATGAACTTTGCATTCTAAATTCAGGTTCTCCAAGAAGTTGCACAATAAATGTTGCATCTAATAATGGGTCAATCAAAGTATATCTTACGGCAACAACATTTGATTGTAGGAGATTCATCGGGATAGTGTCCTTCATATCGGGTCTTTCAACTCCATCAACTAAGACCACATAAGATGAAATATTAATAGAATCTTGAAAATTATAGTAGGAATCTGTTGACGACAACACATAATCAAATGGTCCGGCACTTGGTGGTTCATTATTTGCCGGAGTAACATGAGGTAAAGTAAAAGATTGAGTAGTGAAAAAAGAATAATTTGGGTCAGTATTATTTACCCATCCTTGTTCTTTAATATTTGGTACTAAAAAATACCCACGCCTATTTTCTTCTCTAAGTGATGGTGATTGTTGCCATTTAATTTTAAATCTATATCTACCTCTTATTGGTACACCAACACTACCATCAGGTGATATTTGTCTAATACCATTTTCATCTGTATAAACATAATCCAAGTTCATTGGCAACTCTACCATCCAAGCCCCATTTTCATCAATTAATTTTCCGTCATTTTGAAGTCTGTATTGTTCTAAAACAGGGAGCCCTTGGTCGTCACTAAAAACTGTATGTCTTATAGTCTCTATTTGACCAGGTCCCGATATCATATCGCAAAGCCATCCCTGTTTAGATGGAACTCGACATCTTCTTTTTAACTTTTTTCTATCTTTGGCAGATATTAATGAACCAATGAAAACTGAAGTTGGTATAATTTCAACATTAGCCTCTGAAGTAATGTCAAAATCCGCTCTTGTGATATAATGTTGACAAATTCCATCTTGTCCATAAAATGGTGCAATTTGTATTACTTTTTTTAAAGTAACAATTTGAGGTAACTCACTATAATTTTCCGAGAATTTAAATTTAACACCATTAACTTGATTTTCAGTTGCCAGTCCCATTCTTATCAAATCTTGGGGAGTTAATGAAAATTCACCTATGTCTGAAAGGTCGACTTGCATAAACAAATCATACTCACCAATCGGAATTCCAAAAATCATATAATCACCAGCGTCATTTGTTTTTGCAGTAAACTTGTAATACTTATCGTAGACTTCAATTACATTTTTATTAGTAAGAGCATCTAATCTGTCAGGAAAAGTTCCAACAGGAACATGCCCTGAATGTGAGGGTGAATATGGCAATAGATTATATTTATACCCATCTTCATTAAAGTCATCAAAGTTTTTATAAGGATATAGAGTAGAGATAACAGGATTACTTTCATCTACTTGGTCTATTGGGATAAAAATTGAAACCCTGGCGTTAACTAACCCTAAACCTTTGTTTGCAAATACTCTTCCGCACACAACTCCAAAGTCCGCACAGTTCCTAGTATAAACATCGTTAGGAAACAATGCCATTGATAGTACTTCTAATGTATCGTAATCTTGGTCTAAATTTACTTGTAAAACTTTGTCAACACCTACTTGTGTCCGTATTCTATAAGAATTGGGCATAACTATTTTTTTTATAAATAGTGTAAGTGAAATTTTAAAAAAATAAATGAAAGACCACTAAGAGAAGTTAACTGTTGACAGGTTTTTAACTCTTATTCTAATGTCTTGTCCAGGAAATCTAACTTGATATATTTGAGTTGGCTCGGCAAAAATTGTATCATCAATCAATTCGATTTGTCTAGTTGCCAAATCTATGTACCTTTGGGATGTTTCACTTGACGAATACTGTCCTCCAACATTATTGAATATGGATATATCTGATATAGCAATTACCCCGTTTTCGGATTGAATTATTCTTCTTATGTCTGATATGTTCACATTTTGTCCCATCTCTCTATTAACAGGACTCATAAAATTTTCAACTAAAACAATTACATTTGAAATTACAACTCCCTGATTTTGTGTAGCGTCTAAAACCAATGAAATATCAAAAGTTAAATCAATTACATTTGCCGAAGTTACAAATATATAATCATTTATCATTCTGTAATTTGACAAATAATTTGCAATATTATTTTTTAAAGTATCCGATATTACAGGAATTAACTTACCGTTAGTGTCGTAAGAAAGTACACTTATTTTTATTTTATTGTCTTCCTCTGATATTGCAACTTTTGCAGGTGCTCCAAAATTAGATGGCATTTTACGAAGTAATGCCTCATAATCATTAATAGTCACCGCTCTATTTTGAGCAGAAAAATTAAAAGTAGTATAATTTCTAACCTCCTCAGTTGTTGGTATATTAGCCCCTCCAATTGCTGCAGTTACATTTAGACACGAAAGTGAATTAATTACTGCAGTATTGATATTACTTAATGGTCCGGTCACAACGAAATTAACTGTTCCAATACTTTTAATAATTCCAACACCTAAATTACTTCCAAGACCTCCACCAATTCTATACTGAACGAATAGCGTTGAGTTTGGTTTTAAAACTGAGCCAAGAGAAAAATTGTTTTGGTATTTTGCTAAATCAAGTGGGGTTCCGTTTCTTGCAAATTCTCTTAATAATTCATCAGTAGATGTATTACCTCCCCCAAATGTCATTTTTAAAAACCCTTCGGGAGTAAATTCAGTAATAAATCTTGTATTTGTTTGAAAATATTTACCAACTTTAATACCAGGAGTGTCAGATGGTTTTGTTGGGTCCTCTATAAAAATTCTATCTTCGGCAAGAGCTTGGACTTCATACCATCTATTGTTAGTCCCCAAAAATTCTTGTACTGATGGAACATTTGTGTAATTAGTTCCATCTTTTAAAAGCACACTTGTGACTCCTAATACATTCTTTTCAGGTAAAAATATCTCATAGAAAGGTCTAGATTCTGCATCAGTTATTGTTTTTCTAAATACTTTTGTGATTCCATTAACAACGGCCTCTCGTTTAACAATCGTATAACTTACAAGTTGGTTATTCGCATCAAAGTTTGGAATTTTTTTCTTGTTTGGATATCCTTCAGCGCTATAGTCAGACGCAAAATCAATATCATTTATAAGTTCAAATATTTGACCAGCCCCTTGTACTTGACTACCTCTTCTTAATATACCACAATATCTAATATCTTCTTTATCACCAAGAACTGGTACTACAATTGAAAATTCACATAATGCAACCGATGGTCTTTGTCCTGGAATTTTTAACCCGTAGGTTCTTGCAATATTAAAAATTGATGACCTTTGTTGTGCATATTGTAAAACTGTTTCTTGTAAACTTCTATCAATGTGATAGTGCAGGTTATCAGTAACAGCTGCATTCAAATCCATAAAAACACTGAATATCGCAGCATCATTAAAATTTGCTACAAGTTCCGGGTAATAGGTTTTTGTAAAATTTATAAGTTCAGCTCTTATACTTTGAAAATCCCTTGTAGTATATGAAATTTGTTTGTTTGCCATTTCTTATAAATTAATAATTATAAAGTCACTAGAATTAAATACGTTATTTGTTATAGTATAATCAATTCTAACTTTTGCAGTATATTCTACTGATGCTCTTCCTGGCATGTCAAAAGTTTTTATTCCCTCTGTACCACCAATTTCATCATCAGTTGCCGGATATACTGCAATGTTATTTATTTGCAAATTTGGAATATAGGTTTGAACTGAGTCTCTAATTTCGGCTTCAATTTGATTAAATGTTGGTCCATCCAAAGGTTCAAAAATATATTCATATAATCTTGTTCCAAAGTCAGGTAAAAAATATCTAGCTCCTTTTCTTGTTAAAAGAAGATGAATTAAAGAACTTCTTATTTCTTCATCTTCAAAATCTGTAAGGTCTAAATATTTTCCATCAAATGAATCTCTAAATGGAAATGTTATACCATATGTTTTTCCGTTTGCCATATCATATAAATATAGAAATATTAAATTTCATCTATATTATAATAATAAGAATTGGAATCTTCTGAAACCCACCTATCAGAGCTAGTTTCAACAGACGATAAATCATCATCTACTTTTATTTTACTTCTCTCTAATGGAAAATCAATTGTAACCCAATTTGAATCTTTCCAAAAGATTCTATTATTTGGTTGACACAATAAATATCCATCATCAGCCACTAATATATGACCACATTTGTAATCGGATGGTTCATCAGAATATGGATTATTAAACCAATCGATTGTCATAAGATAAGTTGCCCATATTTTGGTTTTATCTTTTAAAATTACCTCACACCTTTTTCCTTTTAAAAATTCAAATTTTATAACAGAATGTTCTTCACCAAAACAATCCCATAATTGTTTAAAATGAAATGGAATATCTTTGTTTGGTACCTTAAAAAATATTTCAGATACTGGAACTCTTGACCTTAACATTCCATAATCAGTCATTATATGGAATGTTAAGATTTTACCAGAAACAGACTGTATTCCAAATGCATAAGCATTATGGAATTTATTATTGTCTTCTTCTTTTTTAGTAAAGTGGGATAATCTCACTAAACATTTGAAACTATCCACACTTGAGTTTAATATTGCCATTTTTTATGATGAACATCCAAAACAATCAAATTCGCTATTCTCAGGTTTTGGAGGTAGGTTCATTGATGAATAGTCTACCTTAGGTGGCTCTGGTGTTACATTTGGTTTTGATATTTTTGATATGTCAACTGCCAAGTGTTTTGCTCCCGTTGAAATTGCCTTTGTTCTAACATAGTAACAAAGAGTCTTCAATCCTTTTTCCCAACCATAGAAATGTGATGATGAAATCTTTGACAGGGTTGGATTACCCATGTAAATATTCATTGATTGTGATTGGTCAATGAATGGAGCTCTGTCAGCAGCCATTTCAATCAATTCCTTCTGTGAGATTTCCCAAATTGTTTTGTATTTTGGAATTAGGTGTTCAATTCTTTTAACTTTCTTATTGTATTGTCTGTCTTCAGGGTCAAGGTAGTTATTGAAATTAATCCCTTGAACCGAACCTTCATTAAGAATTATTTCATTCTTTAGGTCTTCACCCCAAATACCGAGCTTCTCAAAATCATTAATCAAATATTTGTTAACAATCATAATCTCACCACCAACCACACGTCTGTTAAAGATTGCTGAGTGAGCTGGTTCTGTCATTTCATACGAACCTGTAATCTTGGCAGATGAAGCAACTGGCATTTGAGCGGTAAATAAAGAATTACAAACACCATAATCTTTAACTTCTTCTTTCAATGAATTCCAATCCCATCTTCCTGATAATTCATCTTCTTTCAGACCCCACATATCAAATTGGAATACTCCTTCTGACATTGGTGAACCGTTAAAGAAATCATATGGTTTATATTCTTCTGACTTACATAAGCGGCAACTTTCAGTAATTGCTGCAAAGTAAATTGTTTCAAAAATTTCTTTATTGAGTTTCTTGGCTTCATCAGATGTGAAGATGTAATCCATCAAATAGAACACATCGGCAAGTCCTTGTGTCCCAATAGCAATTGCTCTTTGTTCACGTCCACCCTTGTTCCCTTTCTCAGTTGAGTAGTTGTTAATATCCACAACTTTGTTTAATGCTCTTACAACTTTACGTGTCTCTTCATATAATAATTGGTGGTTAAACTCTCCATCTTTAATAAAGTTCTTTAATACCATTGATGACAACGTACAAATCGCAGTTGTATTTTCATCTGTATATTGGTAAATCTCATTACAAAGATTTGATTGTTTAATTACTCCAATGTTTTGGTGGTTTGTCTTTTTGTTTGCGTTATCCTTTGAGCAAAGATACGGAACACCAGTTTCAATCTGTGACTCAATTATCTTTGACCAAATTTCTTGGGCTTTAACTTTTTTACCGATTCCAAGTGACACCGCTTTATTATAATTTTCTTCGTATTCGTCACCATAACATTCTTGGAGGGCTTTAACTCCCGATTTCTTAATATCATTAGGACAGAACAAATACCAATCACCATTGTTCTTAACGGCTTTCATAAAGTTATCAGGAATCCAAAGTGCCGTGAATAGGTCACGGGCTCTTAATTCTTCAGCCCCTGTATTCTTTTTAATATCCAAAAGGTCAAAAATATCTTTGTGCCAAGGTTCCAAATAAATTGCCGCTGAACCTGGTCTGCGTCCTTGTTGGTTAAAGAATCTGAGTGATTCATTAACAATTTTCAAATACTTCAAGAGTCCACCAGCAAATCCACCTGATGAATTAATTCTACTTTCTTTACTTCTAATGTTTGACATAGAAAGACCAATACCCGCAGCATCTGATGAATATGTCGAGATATCTTTCATTGTATTTAAAAGACCTTCTCTTGAGTCCGCATCATTAAAGTGAAGAACACAAGACGCAAGTTGTGGGACCTTTGTACCGGCATTAATCATAATTGGTGTTGCTGGTGAAATAAGTTGACTCGAGAGTGACTTGTAATATTCAACCGCTTGTTCAAATGATTTAGTTACCCATATTGCAACACGCATGTACATATGTTGAGGACGTTCAATTGTCTTACCATTCGGTAATTTCAAAAGATACATCTCTTGTAACGACCTCCAAGCAAAGTAATCAAAGTTATAATCATTATCGTGATTAATAACTTCATCAATATTAGATGGTCCATAACTACTAATCATATTGATAAACTCCTCATTAACAATTTTTTCTTTGTAAAGTTCCATCATAGTGCTTGAGAAACTTGCATTGGTCTCTTTATGATAAGCGGAAATTGCAACTGATGATGCAAGTCTTGAGTAATCGTGATGACTACCAGTAAATGCCGCCGCAATCTCATAGATTAACTTATCAAGTTCTTTTGTGGTAATTTCACCTTCAGTTGGGACTGAAGTGATTACCTTGATAAAAATCTCATCAGAATTAATGTTTAAACCTTTGGCAGCTCTTTTAATTCTATTATATATTTTCTGTGGGTTAAAAGACGCATCTTCCCCACTACGTTTTTTAATTTTTAGTGACATCATAGTTTTATAAAATAATCAATTAAAAGTCATCCGTAAAGGACAATGTTTCGTTCAACTTTGCTTTCTGATACTCAACAGTCCTTGACTCAAAGAAATTACCTTTTGTTTCAACTGCGATTTGTTCCATAAATTTAAATGGTTGTTCAACATTAAAATGTTTTTTACATCCAAACTTAACAAGTAGACCATCAACAACAAACTCAAGATATTGTTTCATAAGATTTGAGTTCATACCAATAAGTGAAACAGGTAATGATTCAGTAATAAATTCTTTTTCAATCTCAAGTGCTGAAAGTAGAATTTCCTTAATTCTCTTTTCACTTGGTTTGTTTTCACAGTGATTGTTCAAAAGATGAATTGCAAAGTCACAGTGAAGATTTTCATCTTTAAAGATAAGTGAATTTGCATTACACAAACCTTGCATGATTCCTCTTGACTTTAACCAAAAGATTGAGCAGAATGAACCTGAGAAGAAGATACCTTCCACAGCCGCAAATGCCACAAGTCTTTCTTGGAATGACGCATTTGTAATCCAATCAAGAGCCCACTTGGCCTTCTTTTGAACTGCTGGAAGTCTGTCAATTGCGTGAAAACATTCATCCTTCTCATTTGGATTTGACACATATGTATCAATCAAAAGTGAATACATTAGACTATGAATATTCTCCATAGCTAGTTGCATTCCGTAAAAGAATTTTGCTTCAGGGTATTGTACTTCTCGGTAGAAGTTCTCAGCCAAATTTTCATTAACAATTCCATCTGATGCGGCAAAGAATGATAAAACATTTTTAACAAAGTATTGTTCATTCTCTGAGAGGTTCTCCCAATCACGAATGTCACCCGACAAATCCACCTCTTCGGCCGTCCAAAATGCGGCTTGGTGCATTTTATAAAATTCCCATATGTCGTTGTGTTCAATCGGAAATATAACGAAACGATTTGGATTTTCTACCAATATTTTTTCCATAATAAATGCTCCTATTTTATAATAATTATACTGTTTGTTGTTTCTTTCTGTCTAGAATTTCACGAATTCTATCTCTATTTTTTTGTTCTTTGTTTTCCTCAAAACCTAACATTGTCATCGAACTTTCTGTGTCAATTACAAGTAGTTCATTATCAAATTTACAATTTTCAAAGATTACCCCATCTTTACCGATACGTGATTTTGTGATGGCAATTGTTGCGAGTTTGAGTTCCTTTTGTTGTAATGTTTTAGCCACTGATATAATAACGTGACCTACTTGAGCTTTCTTGATGGAACCACCCATTTGGTCTGTTGTTACAACTTCAGATGAAATTGAACTTCTGTTACCTTGTGTTGCCGTCCATCCTGCAATGTGTAATTCGTGACACATAGCTTCAAATGCTCTCATTACTGAACCCTCACTTTTCCATTCATCATCCATCATCTTCTCAGGTGTAACACAATCAATGTAGTCCAAGATAATAAC